TAGCGCCCCGGCGAACCGGGAAACGACGTGGCGAATCCACGCTAGGAGTAGACGAACATGGGTATTTTGGATGATTTTGCGCCAGATGTTGATTTCAACGAACTGGGTGAAGACGGCCCGGGCGTTGAAACCAGCAAGCCGGAAGTCGTTGCGGAAGTCATTGCTGAAGTTGCTGAAGTTGTTGAGCCGGCCAAAGTTGAGACGCCTGCGGAAGTCGACCACGAGCCACCGGAGCCGGTAAAACCGCCAAAAGGTTTCGTGCCGCACGGCGCGCTTGCCGAGGCGCGGGCCAAGGCGCGCGAAGAAAAGGAACGGTTCGACCAGGAACGGCGCGAATCGGCGGAACGCTACGCCAAGCTTGAGGCACGCATCGAGGCAATGGCGAATCCGCCAAAGCCGGTCCCGACGTTCGAGGAAAATCCAGCCGAGAATTTGCGGGCGGAGACGGAGAGCATCCGCAAGAAGTTCGAGCCTGTGCAAGCCGAATTGGACCAGTTCCGTAAACAACAGGAAATGCAGAATCTCGAAGGCCGCATTTCTGCCGCCGTCACGCAGAGCGAACAGGCGTTTGTCGCGGAGAACCCAGACTACTACGACGCAATCGCGCACTTTCAACGCGTGCAGAACGCCAACCTTGAAGTCATGGGCATGACGGACCCGGCGCAACGCGCGCAGACGATGCGGCGCAACGTGTTTGAAATGTCGGCGCGCGCATTGCACGCAGGACAATCGCCGGCTGAATTGGCCTTCAAAATGGCGACTATCCAGGGGTACGTGCGGAATGCCGACCCACAGGTCGCGGACTCCGCAAGGACTATCGCCAACGCCAACAAGGGTCAGGTGGCGACGCCCAGCATGCCCAGGGGCGGAAAGTCTGAGCCGAAAACCACGTTCAACCTGGGCGACCTGGAAAACATGGATGAAAACGACGTGGAAATGCTCATGTCCGACCCCGCAAAGTGGGATGCATTCATGCGATCGGCAAAATAACGTTATGCATTGACAATAATCTATCGTTCAGTTATAAATCATACAGTAATACCATTGGTAACTAACTGAACGATGGTCGTCCAAGTGACGTAAAAAGGCCATAGAGCGGACGCAAGGTCCGTTTCGTAGTCGTCCCGCGTGAAGGGCGAGTTCGCCGGTTCCAGCGATAGAGGAACAGCAACTCACCCTAATTCACGAAAGGAAACGACATGGCAGTTACATCCTACGGCACCAATGCGCCGAACGTAGTGAAACTGTTTTCGCGGAAACTGTTTCGCGAGGCATTGAGGACCACGAAGCTTGCGCCATTCATGGGCGAAGGTTCAGGCAACTTGATTCAAGTCATGACCGACACCAACAAGGGGCCGGGTGACAAGATTACTTTCCAACTGCGCATGCAACTCAACGGCGCAGGAACTGCGGGTGACGGCACGCTGGAAGGCAACGAAGAAGCGTTGACGGTTTACACCGACAGTTTCGTTATCGACCAGTTGCGCCATGCTGTTCGCAGCGGTGGCAAGATGAGCGATCAACGGATTCCGTTTTCGGTGCGCGAGGAAGCTCGCCTGGGCCTTACTGACTGGTGGGCCGACCGTCTCGATCAAGTGCTGATCAACCAGCTAACTGGTGCAACGCAATCCGATCTGCGCTATGCCGGCAACAACGCCACAATTGCGCCGTCCGCGTCTCGTGTGGTTTACCCGCAGACCATCGACGCATCGGAAGCCTCGATTTCGACGTCCTCGACGTTTTCGCTTTTCCAGGTCGACAAGGCCGTTGCCCGTGCGAAAACCATGACGCCAGTCATGCGCCCGATCAACAAGGACGGCTACGATTATGTGGCGTTCATTCATCCCTTCCAGACCCTCGCTCTGCGGCAATCTGCGGGTGTGGCTGGTTCGTGGGGTGACATTACTCGCGCCATGCTGCAGGGCGGACAGTCACTTGACCGGAACATGTACGGAAACGGCGCCCTTGGCATCTTCAACCGCACGCTGCTTGTCGAAGACGCACGCATGCCGCTAATCACCACCATGTCAAGTGGCACGGGTCGCCGCGCGGTTCTGTGTGGCGCTCAAGCGGCGGTGCTTGCGGTGGGACAGAATTACAGCACGGAAAAAATGTCCTGGGTTGAGGAACTGTTCGACTACGAAAATCAACTCGGCGTTGCTGCCGGTTGCATTTTTGGCGCGAAGAAGTCTGTTTTCAACTCGATCGATCTTGCAACGATCACCATGCCTTCCACCACCAACGAATAAGGAGTGATGAATAATGGCAACTTACACCGCTTCTGCGTTCAATGCTCAACCGAAGGCCCTGCATCGTGGTGTCCAAGCGATATCCGGCACGTTTCGCGTTGCCACTTTAAGCAGCTTGGGCGACGTGATCTTTTTGGCGAAACTCCCGCACGGCGCGCGCTTCGTCGCAATCGAATGCGATCACTCGACCAATTCATCGGCGCTTGGCTTGTCCTACGGGCTTGCATCAGGTGGGCCGGGCGGCAGTGCAACGCACTCGCTGTACATCGCGAACGGCGCGCAGGCAACAATCTTGCGCAAGACCGTGATAGGCAATCCGCCAGACGTTTCCTGTTCCGATCTGGACCCGAATCGTTTCGGCATTTTGTCGGCGAAGGTTGATTCGGGAACGATGACGACCTCGCTGGTCATCAACTTCAACTACTCGTACCGATTGGACGGGCCGGAAGTTTAACCGAACACCCGGCCCCTTCGGGGGCCGGTTTTACATGGGGGATAAATGATCGATATTGATCAGGCCATAATTCATCACGAACGCGGCCAACTCGGCGAAGCTGAGGCAATCTACATTCAGGCGTTAAATCAGGACTTCGATAATACGAAAGTCCTTTTTTACTACGGCACGCTGTTGATGCAACAAGGCAAGTATGGGTTTGCATCCAACGTATTGCGCATGTCGTTACGCGATGACGAAGACAACACGAGCGTCTACCAAAACCTTGCCAATTGCTACAAGGGCGAGAACCGCGAGAAAGAGTGCGAAGAAATACTCATGTTGGCGCTGGCGCAAAAGCCTAACGCCGAACTTTGGGCATCTCTCGGCAATCTTCACATCAATGCGGGAACGCCGGAAAAGGCGCTGGAGTACTACCGCAAAGGACTCGATCTAGACCCGCAAAACGACTTGATCAAGTTTCACATGGGGCTGGCGAACCTGGAGCGCGGCGACTATCCGGCAGGGTGGGCGGGCTACGAACACGGCTTCCGCGCTGGAAACCGCGTGACACGCGACTATCGCGGACTGCCAGTGTGGGACGGCACGCCGGGGATGCGGGTGATTGTTTGGGGTGAGCAGGGCATTGGTGATGAAATCCTGTTTGCGTCCTGCATTCATGACGCCATACACATCTGCAAGAAGGTTATTTTTGACTGCCATCCGCGATTGCTGAAAATTTTCAAGCACTCGTTCGGCATCGAATGCCACGGCACGCGCAAGAATCAGGTGCTGGACTGGTACAAACCTGAAGTTGCCGACGCGCACTGCTCTATCACGATGTTAGCCAAGCTATTCCGCAACGATCGCGCCGAATTCCCACGCACGCCTTACCTGAAATGTTCTTGGAAAGACATTGCCAGGCATCGCAGGGCGGGGGATGGTCGTCTTCGCGTGGGCCTGTCCTGGACTGGCGGCGTAAAGCAGACGAGGCGCGATCTTCGATCTATGTCGCTGGAAGTTTTGCGGCCAATCATCGACCAGAATTGCGACTTCTATTCGCTGCAGTACACGCCTGAATCGGCGCGTGAAGTGTGCGAGTTTGAGGAAAGCACGGGCATCAGGATCAAGCATTTCCCTGGCTTGGTCGAGTGCAAAGACTACGAACCTACGATGAATTTTATCGCGTCGATGGATTTGGTTGTAAGCGTATGCACCACTGCAATTCACGCTGCAGGCGCGGTTGGGGTTCCCTGTTGGATTATGACGCCGGCCAAGGCTGCGTGGCGCTATGGGCTGAAAGGCGAGCGTCACGACTGGTATGGAAGCGTCCGTATGTTCCGCCAGAATCATGGCGAGAACTGGGGGCCGGTAGTGCGACGGATTGCGGACGAACTTGGCATGATGCTTTCTCAACGAAGGGCGGCGGCATGATCAGCGCAGAATACCTTTCCCTGCAAAAGCAGTTGCACGCCACTGGAAAGTATGGCGTGAGCGGGCACAAGTACGCCAACCTTGTTCACAACATCATGCGCGACTACAACACATCCGACGTGCTGGACTACGGGTGTGGTCAGCGCAGTCTTGAGCGCGCGCTTGGCGTTGTGATCCGCAACTACGATCCGAGCATTGAGGGACTGGACAAACGCCCTGAGCCGGCCGATATCGTGGCATGCACGGACGTTCTGGAACACATCGAGCCGGCGCATCTGGATGCCGTGCTGGATGACCTGCAGCGGCTGGTGAAGAAGGCTGGGCTGTTCGTTGTATTCACACAGCCTGCGGTGAAGGTTCTAGCGGATGGGCGTAATGCGCATCTGATACAAGAGAAAATGGATTGGTGGATGCCGAAGCTTAAGCAACGGTTTTACGTGGTGTGGCACCAGGAACACGAGCAACAATTTGCCGTGATTGTCGGCGCGCTGAAGTCGAACATGGAGATGACATGATCCGCATATTCATTGGCTTTGACGCAAAGGAAACGGTTGCCTATCATGTACTGTCGCACTCCATTCTTGCGCGTGCATCGGTTCCGGTATCCATCACGCCGCTGAACCGGGCCAACATGGAGAGTTTCTACACGCGGCCGCGCGGCGAGTACGACTCCACTGATTTCAGCAACAGTCGCTTCCTTGTGCCGTTTCTCTGCGATTACCAGGGTTGGGCTATTTTCATGGACTGCGACATGCTGTGTCTTGGCGACATGGCGGAATTTGTCGGCTATGCGATTGACCACTACGGCACGTCGGTACGCTGCGTGCAACACAACTACACGCCCAAAGAGGACACCAAATTTCTTGGCGCCGTGCAGACGCGCTACAAGATGAAAAACTGGTCAAGCGTGATGTTGTTCAACAACAAAATGTGCCAGCGTCTGACGCTTGACTACGTTAACACGACGGCAGGGCTTGACCTTCATCAATTCAAGTGGACGGAAGAGCATCGTGTGCGCGAACTGCCTTCTGGTTGGAATCATCTGGTTGGCGAGGACAATCAAACCAGCAACCCAAAGTTGATTCACTTCACCAAGGGCACGCCATGTTTTCAGGGATATTCCGAGCAGCCATATGCTGATCTGTGGTGGAAGGAATGGGGGGAAATGACGTCATGTGCGAGTCCGGCAAAACATGATCAAGTCAATCAAGGGGCGCCAAGCCATGCGTAGACGACAAATTTTCGCAGCGATGAATGCTGCAACTAACGGCGGGTTGCCGGTGCCTCAGGAGTCAATATATGAAGATGCCAAAAGGGAAGAAGCCAAAGCCGCCGAAAAAGTATTGACGGCTGATCGCACTGTCGGGCAGTGCCGCGTCTGCGGGAAAATCATCGGACGCGGCCTGCACATGCACGAGAGACACTGTAAAGACAGGTAATGCCAAACTATACGTATGTGAACCTGCAAACGCGCGTTGCCGACGAGATTAACGACTCGTCGGCTGGAAGCGTTTCGACGGCGCAAGTGAAGAAGGCGATTATTTCGGCGATCGAGTATTACGAAGGCCAGCGCAATTGGTTTGGTGAGGCGATTACACGATCGGGCGTGACGGTTGCCGGGTTCCCTGCGGTGGCGATGCCGAGTGATGCTGTGTTTCTTGACAAGATGCAATTGTCCGCTGTGACGTCGATCACCGCGACGACGAACACCAACACGCTGCTAACTGCGTGCAGCAACACGGTATTCAGTGTTGGTCAGTTTCTGATTGGCACCGGCATACCTGACAGCACACTGATCAAATCGATTGATTCTTCCTCGCAAATCACGATGGGCGATGTTACAGGCGCTTCCGTCAATGCGACATCATCGACTGTTGGGGCGACCATTCGTGTGGTTCAAGCCCCGCGTTACGATATTGAACCGATTTCCTATCAGCAATATTCCGGGTATCAGGGGCAGACCGGATCGACTGGGCAGCCTTCGCAGTATTGCTACTATCAGGATCGGCTGTATTTGTACCCGACGCCGGGTAGCGTGTACGCGCTGATGTTCTGGTACATAAAGCGGTTGCCCGCGCTATCCGCTGATGGCGACACAAACGGCTGGACGAATTTTGCAGAGCCGGTGATTCGGAATCGCGCGAAGTGGGATATTTTCCTCAACTTGCTGCGGAACATGAAACTTGCGCAGGCCGCGAAGGCGCAGGAGACGGATGCGATGGATGCGTTGGAAACCGAACACGTTCAGCGCAACACAACGGGGCGCTTGCGAGCGCGGTATCTGTGAAATACATAGCGCTTTGCCTTCTGCTTGCCGGTTGCTCTGGTGGCCCGTCGGTTCGCTGGATGACGTGGAATGCGGGTCCGGATGCGGACATTGCGTGCGCGACCAATCCCCATAGTGCTAGCTGCCTGACCTGGAGCAGGTAATGCCGACAAAGCGCATTTCCCTGGG